TATCGACGCGGCGTGAAGGGTTTAGGGCAGGTTGCATTAGCGCATCGGTTCGGCGTAACGCAATCAGCCATTTGGAGAATCCTTCACGGTCTCGTTTGGAAGGAGGTTTAAGGGTATGGGTCTATCAGGCGCAGAGCGGTTTGTAATCGACACACGCAAGATTTATGATCCATACCCTTGACCTTTCCAATGCCGCTTCCATGCTTCGGCGGCACCATACGGGTTCATGGGCGGCGCGGCTGGACCCGGCAAGACGATGGGGATGCTGATGGAGCAGTTTCAAGCCTGCAACGAGTTCTCTAATGAGGATGGTCCCAAGGTCCACACGATCCTGTTTCGGCGTACGTTCCCAATGCTTGAGGCAACAGTGATTACGCGCTTCCGTGAGTCGTTTCCCAGGGAGCTTTACAAGCAGTACAACGAGGGAAAGAACCAGGTCACTTGGCTCAACGGTGCTACGACCAAGTTTGGGTCGATGCAGTATGAGCATGATGTGTGGGGATGGCAGGGCCAGTGGTTCCACATGGGCTACGATGAGCTTTGCGAGTTCACCTTCAAACAGTGGAGCAGCGTTGCGGCCTGGAATCGCTGCCCAGTGAGCGATAAGCCTCGGAAGTATGGTGCAGGCAATCCTATCGGTATCGGCGCGATGTGGGTAGAGGATTTATTCGTCAAGGGCATTCCTTGCATGGGGATGGACGATAGCCAAAAGGCGGCCTTCAACCCGGACGATTACGACTATTTCCCGGCAACGTACCTAGACAACCCCATCTTCGCCAACGATCCGACGTTCCTCAAGAATCTGGAAGCGTACCCGGCAGATGTGCGCGATGCGCTCAAGTTCGGCTTGTGGGGGGCGGCTGGCGGATACTTCAGAGGCGTGTGGGATGAGAATATCCACGTGTTCAAGGATGGCAGCGTTCGGTTCCCGGACTGGTATCGCCGCTGGATTTCAGGCAATTGGGGTTATGAGCATCCGGCCAGCTACTACAAGCATTGCATGGGTCCAAACGGGGAAGTCTACACATACGATGAGCTTTACACCCAACATGAGCAGCCGGAAGACTTGGCGGAGCACATTGCGGAGTGGGCGGTCGAAGAGAACGAGCACGGCAAGATGGAGATTCCGCAGTTCATCAATTTCACACATTCTTTCGATGCGGAATACAGTAAGGCAACAGCGACGATGGGCGCGGATATGCGGTCTGTCAATCAGCGCATGACGCCGGTTCTGCGGCGCGAGGGGATTCCAATACCGCTGCCGAGCACAAGGGACAAGCTGGGGCGCGACACGCTGATGAGGGAATTGCTGGCCAAGCGGATCAGGTACGGAGAGGATGCAAGTGGGCACCCGTTGGAGTATCCGGGCTGGATGGTGAGTGACAAGTGCAAGCAGTTGCGCCGGGTGATTCCACTGGTAAAGTCAGACCCTAAGAGGGTGGAGCAGATCGAAGGTTCGAGCGACGGGTCTGACTCTCCGCTTCAGGGTTCCGGGTATGGGTTGTATGCAATCTTTGGGCGTCCAGCCTCCAAACCGTTGCAAGTGAGGCAACAGGAGTATTATCAGAGCTTGAGTCCCAAGGCGGACATGACGGCAAAGAGCGTGCTTATGGCAAAATGGAAGCAGGATAACAATCCGAGAAAGGGGTCAGCATGGGCAGCGCGGCAGTGATCTTCGTTCTTTTGGTGGTGATTGCGATTATGGCCATTTGCGTACAGGACGATAAGCGCAAGATTAAGGCACTGAAAGAAGCACGTGATTTTGCGCTTGGAACTCTGAGTACAGAAACCTCCCATAATGCTCGACTTGAGGCCGAAATTCAGCGTCTCCGCAAGATTCCTTTGACACAACCCCCAGAAAAGGTAGACAATTCAACCATCAAGGCCAAGTCTTCGGCGGATGTGCGCCGGTTGACAGAGGCGGCGTTTGGGTTGCAACCTAAGATTGGAGAACAAAATGAAGGTGAATGAATTCGCACAACTCTTGCAGAATGAGTTGATTCTGCCCCGTGACCCGCACTTGGTGGCCCGGTTTATCGCGCTACTCGATGAGTATTTCGCGGAGGCTGCTCCGCTTGAGCCTACCGCCCAGGATGGCGTCAGCGTCGATCTGGTTCAGAACACGGTTGGACCGATCCCGATCACAGATATTCCGCCTTCCACGTATTCCGCTCCGGCTGTGGTTCGAGAGCCTACTCCGGCGGACGGCGTGAATGTCGTTCACCAGGAGCCGCTTTACTTCAATCCCAACGCTTCAGAACTAGGAGTGAAGTCCTTCACAAGGGACGGCGTTGAGCAGATTCCCCAGGAGCCGAGTGTCGCGGACCCTACGTTGGTTACGGAACCTATCCCGGTTACGGACCCCGCTCCGGTGGAATCATTACCGGAATCGACCGAAAGTGAGGCAAAATAATGGCGCGAGATGGCTTTGACGGACTTGGCAAGATGCGCGGCGGGGAGCGGAATAGCTCTTACATCCCCAAGCCGCATGGCGAAACCAAACCGCACGAATCGACTGAAGAGCAAGAGAAGAGCGACGGCGGAAGCGATCAGATTCACAACGTCCACGATCACGGCGATGGGACTTTCCACACAGAGCATCCCGACGGAACCCGCGAAGAGCATCCAGACCATCTGCATATGCTTGCGCACCTTGGCCACAAGGTAACGGACGGCGACAAGCACCACATCGTACATCACGACGGCATCGCAGCCCACTCCCACTCGATTGATGAGCAGGGACAGCATACGGACCATGGTGAGCACAACACCGCAAACGAGGCTCGTGAGGCGATGGACAAGTTTCTCGGCGAAGAGTCCGAAGAACCGCAGCACCAGCATGGCGAATCAGAGAACGAGGAAGGCCCAGCACTGGGCGGAATGTAACCGGGCAGAACGCCCAAGGAGAATGACGTGAAAAAGACACTCTTGATTATCGGCGCGTTGCTTCTGGCTTCACTGCCCGTTTCAGCGCAGTATTATGGCCAATACGCCAGCGACATCAATGTCAGCAGCTTTGCCTATGGAGTCACACCCAATGGCGGACCGGCGCTTATTGTTGGTGCTGGCGGCGGAACTTCGGGAAGCTACTCAATCACGCTGGATTACGGAAAAACCTCTACCGGCGTGGGCGCGTATCCTCTTTACCCATTTTCAGGCACCACCTATCCTCCGTTCGCAATCGGCTCCGGCGCGACCTATGAGGTTGTCACTCCGAGTTCGGCATCCTGCACAACTGGGCAGGCGAACAGTTACCAGCAATGCGTATTGACGGCGACTTTCACTTACGCGCATGGTGCTGGAGATGTGGTGAGGGCATCGGATGGTGGAGTATTTGAGGCGACTCAATACTTTACAAGCATGGGTGTCCAGCGGCAGGTCGTGACTCTGACCAATGCCCAGATTCTCGCTCTGTATGCAACTCCGGTTCAATTGCTTCCCGCTCCCGGCGCCGGCCTATTTTATCACGTGCTGAAGGCTACTCTCGTTGACGAGAATACCGGCACAGCCTATGCGAGTGGAGGCGTTCTGACTGTCGGATATGGTACAACGGCAGCCACAAATGCTCTTGCATCGACAGTTGCTGCGGCTTTCCTTACGTCGGGAACCACTATGCAGGAGATCAATGAAAGCGGCGTATTGAACACGGTCCTTACTGCGGCCAACGTGCTCAATCAGCCCATCTACATCACCAATGCAACCGGAGCCTTCACTACAGGAACAGGAACCTTGAAGGTGATTCTGGAGTATTCTGTTTCGGTGCAATAAGGTGGTGAGCGATGCCGTGGGACGAAGTTCTCCACAAATGGAAAACTGGAAAGCTCTACTCTGGTGGCAACGGTAAGCAGGTAAAGAATCAAAAGCAAGCCGTTGCCATCATGTTGAGCGAAAAGAAGGAAGCCGAGGGCGGCAAGAGCGAATACGCAGCCCAGCGGAAAGGGAAACTGTACCCGCGATGAGCAAACTCTATGCAGCAGACCGCAAGAAGATGCCGAAGAGTTCCTTTGCTGGCCCTGGGCGCAGCTTCCCGGTCAACGATGCCACTCATGCTCGTCTGGCGATCTCCGGAGCTACCCGCTCCGAACACGCCGGAAACATCAGCGAATCGGAAGCCGAGCGCATCAAGTCCAAGGCGCGTGGAAAGTTGTATCAGCGATGAACCATAACGGCGCATACTGTGTTCGGCATATGTGGAACACCCTCACACAAGGGCCGTGCTGCCAGTGCATGACCGGGCAGCAGAAGCTCGATTACGTATGGAAGCAGATGCGCGAGGCGCGATTGTCGCCGAAGGATTGCGTGATTCAATGCCCGTACTGCCTGAGTATGATTACCGACGGGAAACCGTGCTGTGAGATGGTTGGTAGGGCAATATCCGCGATTCTAGCGCGTGAAGATGTGGTGAACTTGGCAATGGAGGTCGCAAATCGCAACTAATGCCCTACTCCCGGATGGACTTGAAGCGGACGAAACCGGACTAGACTCGGTTCCGCAGCCCGATGATCCGCCAACCTACGGCGA